TGAGTCTGGTGGTGGTACTTGGGCAACTGCGGCAAGTGATGGAAATACTGCTGTTGGATGGAACACGATGAAAGGTGCTATGAATGGAGCAGCTTTAAATACAGCAGTAGGTAAAAATGCGTTATTAGCTTTGACAGAAGCAGATAATAATACAGCAGTTGGTGCTGATGCCTTGAAGGCAGTTACTACAGGCGGTTCAAATGTTGCGATAGGTAAAGATGCAATGGTAACAGCAACAACTGCGGCTGAGAATGTGGCTATTGGATATGAAGCACTTGGAGATATTGATACTGGTTCTGGTGCTAATGTAGCTATCGGCTATTATGCCATGAGAAATGTAGATGAAGGAAGCGGTGGTGGAGATGCTGATTATAATATTGCCATTGGTTATGATGCCTTGAAAGGTGGAGACTTTGCAAGTAACGATAGAGCACTCCAAGGGAATATTGCGATTGGTATGCAGGCTATGAACTCTACTGCTGATAATGCTCAAACTGGTACAATAGCGGTTGGGCATCAGTCTCTCAAAGCATTGACCTCTGGGACTTCTAATACTGCTATAGGTTATTTTTCAATGGGGACAAATACAGATTCATCAAACAATACAGCATTTGGTTATTATACTTTAGGCAATATGGATGGTGGAAATGGTGCGAATACGGCAGTAGGAAATTTGGCAATGTTGGCTAATACTACTGGTGCTACTAATACGGCAGTTGGAGATAACGCCTCTCGTTTAAATCAGACTGGAGTAGATAATACAGCAGTTGGTCGTATGGCACTTTACAGCAATACAACAGACAGGAATACTGCTGTTGGATTAGAAGCTGGTTATACAACTACAGGAGCAGACAATACCTATCTCGGTTATCGTTCTGGTAAAGGTGCATCTGGGGCAGAAGCAGATAATGTTGGAGTAGGAGCAAATTCATTATTAGCAATTACTTCAGGAGACCATAACGTATCCATCGGAAAAAGTAGCGGTGATTCTATTACCACAGGAAATCAAAATACTCTCATAGGGGCAGATACAGACACATCCGTTGTTAATGCCACTAATCAAACAGCAATTGGATATGGAACTGTAGGTAAAGGCGGTAATACAGTCACTCTTGGTAATTCAAATGTAACTGATGTTTATATGGCATTTGATAGTGGTGCTACAGTTCATTGTGCTAATATTCAATTTCCATCAAGTCAAGGCGGGGCAGATGCTGGGGCAAACAATCTTGATGATTACGAAGAAGGCACTTGGACAGTTGGTCTAAATGGTAACAGTGCTGTTTCTTTAACAACATCATCTCAAAGTGGTAAATTTACTAAAATTGGAAATATGGTTTTTGTAAGCGGAACAATAACAGTAAGTAGCTTAAATAGTGCAGTAGGTGCTGTATATATAACAGGTTTGCCTTTTACTGCATCAAGCGGAACATCACAGCAAGGTGGAGCAGTTTTAAAGGCATCTGGGTTAGCAATAACAGATAATACAAATATAACTGTTGAAATTGAACAAAATAGCAGTATTGCTTATTTACAAAACTGGGATGTTACTACTGGAACATCTTTATTACAAACAAGTGAGTTTTCTGCTGATGGTTCAATTTCTTTTACAATGACTTACACAGTTTAAATAATTCTTAATTGGATAATTAAGTGGAACTAACAAGGAGTAAATAATGGCTTTAGAAAAGAAACAAACATACGATTATGAAGTGCGTGGAGAATACAAATGTATTCAAGAACGCTGTAAAACATCTATTATGGAAGATGGTGAAGAACTATCATTTTCTTACCACAGAAGAGCATTTATGCCAGATGCAGATGTAAGTGCTGAGTCTGATGAATTGAAAGCATTGGCAAATGCACTGTGGACAGATGAAATCAAAAAAGCGTATGAAGATAGTAAACCTGAACCAGAAAAAGAGTCTGGAGAATAATTAACTAACAAGGAGTCAATAATGGCTAAAGACAAAAAAGAAAAGCCAGTCTTGAATCTTGATGACAAAGAGTATGTTATTGAAGATATGACTGATGAACAAAAGATGATGGTAAATCATATTAATGATTTGCAGAACAAGCAGAATACAAATACCTTTATGGCTGACCAGTTACAGGTTGGTAAAGAGGCATTTATTAGTATGCTTCGTAAATCATTGGAAGAACCTGAAGTCGTAGAGGCTGAAGAAGAGTAATGATTATAAGGCGATGCTCCCTTGACCACGATATTGTTATTCATAGAAATAACAAGAGGGGGATGACTAAAACAATTAAGTTAAGTGACGGAACTTTAAAGTCTCTTAAATATCCAGACTCATACGATTATTTTCTTGTTGTGGGTGGAGAAATTGTTAAAAAGTCAAACTCATTTGAGGCTGTGGAAACTGCTTATGTAAATAAGTGTACTGAACTACACGGCAGTAGTCAAGGGCGTATCGACCTAGTAAAGCATAAATTGGTTAACAATAAGGTAGAAAGTAAATGAATAGCCCATTATTAAAATTAGTACAATGGCAAAGAGAAACTGGTCAATTAGACGGATGGACATCGTACCATATTGCCGCAGGTGCATTTTTATGCAAAATATTTCAATGGATGGGATGGACTTCTTTTTGGTGTGTAATGGGAGTTTTTATTATAGGGATTCTGTGGGAAGTGTTTGAATATTACATAGAAAACTGGAAACCTTATGGGAGTAAAAAGAAATGGGCATACAACACTATTGCGGATATTGTTGTGGAAACAGCTATGGCTTGGTGGATGGTATTATGATAGTAAACAGAACGGATTATGAAATTTCGACATCTTATAATATTTCTATTAATTATATTTATACTGACAGGGTGTGACTCTGGCTGGTCTGTTTGTGGCTGGGAGGTTAAGTGAGTAAGCCATTGAATGATGAATTGCAAATACATATATCAGTTAAATGGGCAGTTCAAATTATATTATTCGTTGTCTCTATTATGGGGGCATACTACTCACTAAGTAATAGCATTGGTAGTAATGCCAATGAAATTAAACATATAAAAGAAAGTCTAATCGAATACGAAAAGATGGTTGACGATAGAGTTGGTAGATTAGAAAAATATAAAGAACAAGAATTAGAGGAAGTGAATAAATCACTTCTTTCAAAGGTATTAGGTAAGGGGGATTAATGGATACAACAGCAATGTTGGAAGCCTATGGCACTTTAGGGGCAACAGGGGTAATCTCGTTGCTTTTTGGGTTTATGATTACAAATTTAATTAAATCACAGTCAGCACAGAATGAAAGTCTTGATAAGATTTCAGTTGACATTGCAAAAGCCGAAGGAACTACAAATAATGTTGAAGGCATACTTTTAAAGTTGCTTGATAGAATACAACGTGAATCAGAGCAACAAAACGATGAAAGGAATAGAAGGCACGAATCAATAATGAAAGAATTAGATGACCTATCAGATAAAATAAGTTATCTTTCTGGAAGAATAAATGGCGGAGGAAAGCATTGATGCCTGACGAAAAAGACCTTTATGGTATGATGGTTAAGTTTGATGAACGTCAAAAAACCATTTTTAATATGCTCGCAAGAGTGGAAAAGCATTTAGAAAAGTTAAATGGCAAAGTAGCTAATCACGAAACACAGTTAGCTAAAATGCAAGTCTGGGGGACAGTAGCAGTTGTAAGTTTCCCTATAATCGTAAACATAATAATGAGGTTCGTATAATGGATATTAAATCAATGCTTGTAAAACTCGCAGAGGAACAAGCAGAAAAAATGAAAGAAGAAGCAATGAATCATCTAGCATCAGATGAGATGACAGAAAACATTGCTACAGCAATTAATAAAAGAATTGACATTCCTTTTGTCTCTGAAGAAAAAGAACAAATATTTTTTGAAAAGTGTGTTGATGTAATTACTGATATAGTAGAAGGGTTATTTAAGGGTAAGTAAGTGTTATCAATTTTTTTAATCTTCACACTATCTAATGATGTAGATAGTACAAAAATAAAAGCAACCACTCATCCATCATACAATGTTATGGCATACAATATGGATGATGTAAAGAAAAAGAAAAAGAAAGGCAAGAAAATCAAAGGAAAAGGCAAGAAAAAGAAGAAAGGTTTTTTTTCAAAGGTTTTTGGGAGTAAATAATGCCTAAAAAACGTGACCCAAGATTATCTAGGTTTGGTTTAAGTGGATACAATAAACCAAAGAGAACACCTCGTCATCCTAAAAAATCTCACGTTGTTCTTGCTAAGGTAGGAAGTAAAGTAAAACTAATTAGATTTGGTCAACAGGGTGCTAAAACAGCAGGTAAACCAAAAAAAGGTGAGTCTGCTAGGATGAAAGCAAAGCGTAAATCATTTAAAGCAAGACATCGTAAAAATATTGCGAGGGGCAAGATGAGTGCCGCCTATTGGGCTAATAAGGTAAAGTGGTAAGATGCCTAAAAAAAGAAGAAAGTCAAAAGTTAATCAAGCTGGTAATTATACTAAACCAGCATTAAGAAAAAGACTTTTTTATAGAATTAAAGCAGGCAGTAAAGGTGGTAGAGCAGGGCAATGGTCAGCCAGAAAGGCTCAAATGTTAGCTCGTGCTTATAAAAAAGCAGGTGGAGGGTATAAATAATGCCATTAAAGAAGCCACAGAAAAGTCTAAAAAAATGGACAAAACAAAAATGGGGATACATAACTAAAAGTGACTCAAAAAAACCAAGAACAAAACGTGGGCGTTACTTACCTGAGTCAGTTAGGAAAAGTCTCAGTCCCAGTCAGAAAGCTTATGAAAACAGAAAGAAAAGAAAAGCATCTGCAAAGGGTAAGCAACGAGCCAAGTACACAAAAAAAATTGCAAGAAAAGTAAGGAGGGCATAATGCCAAAAGGTAAAGGATACGGATTTGGAAAAGCCAAACCAAAGAAAAAACGTAAGTTAATGAAAGGCAAGAAGAGGAAGTAATGTATAAGTTCGGCAAGCGGAGTCGTGATAGACTCAAAGGTGTAGATTCAAGGCTAGTAAACGTATTGAATGAATTAATTAAAATTATGGATGTAACTGTCATTGAGGGGCTTCGCTCTGCTGAACGTCAAAAAGAACTTTTAGCAAAAGGGGCAACTAAAGTTAAATACTCTAAACATATGGAAGGTAAGGCTGTTGACATTGCACCTTATCCAATAGATTGGGATGACAGGGAGCGTTTTCATTATATGGGTGGAATGATTAGAGGAATTGCAAAAGCACTGAACTTAAATGTTCGATGGGGTGGAGATTGGGACTCTGATGGCGAAATTAAAGACAATAACTTTGACGACCTTGTTCACATAGAAATAAAAGGTTAAATTTTGTATTGTATTAAAAACATTCAAATAGTAAGTTAGGAACAGTATGGCATATTGTACAAACAGAGATTTAAAAGATGTATTTCCGTCAATAGACGAATTTGACACAAAAACTCCTATATATGGCTGGGTAGTCCATAGCAGTAACCTATACAGGGCAGACAATAGTGGATTAGTTACTCAATTATTCGCAAATGGGCAAGACTTAGGTGATGCTCAAGCAAATAGTGGTGTAGTCAACTCAAATGGCGAATGGTTCTATGAATCTACTTTAGATGCCGTTTATTATTATAATAGTGCAACAAACCCCAATGATATGCTGATGGAATCTGGTGACGATTGGGCAACACTAAAAACACGCTATATATCAAATGCCGAAAAGTACCTTGATTCTAGGCTTGATGGCAGGCTACCCAGAAAACAATTCAAAGACAAGGATGGTAATTATGACTATATCCTTGTAAGAACAACGGCACTACTTGCTTGTTCATTTTTACTTAGAGCATCACAGCCAACATCAGAAGTAGCAGATGCTTTATTTGATGAGGCAGAAAGAAACATTTTATCTCTTAATGAGGGAACTACCAAACTATCTTGGCAAGTTACTGGTGATGCAGGTAAGGGCGTTATTAGAGAGGTTTCTGTTAGTGGGA